GTGATCCATTGCCGCAATAAATCTATGATCACTCATCGTCTGTCTCCCAATACCTACAATAGAAATGGTCACCGCAAGCATCAATCTCTGACTGTGGGTAACCTTCGGCTTTAAGCCAGGCTATCAAATCAAAATCACTGCCTAGCGTATGGTATTCTTCATGAACAGGTTTAGGAAACCCATACTTCCAACCGCTGGGCGGATCACACATTAATACTTTACTCATTCCATATTCTCTTCCATTGTGCTTTTTAATGTAGCCAAGACGTTTTCAAGTTTGATCAACATATCACTACGGACACAAACTATTTGAACTGGTCGGTGTACTCTACCTTCATCAGTTTCTTCAGTGGCGTCAAGAAGACTAAACAACTCCTTGACTGCTACATTATATTGTTCGATGCAGTCGATGGCTTGCAAAAGATCAGCGCCGTGTGGCGTCATATCATGTTCACCGTTCACGGCGTCCTGCAGACGAGAGATCAGTTCTGCATCACTCATTTCACGACCCCTCATAGCTAATTGTTCGTCCAGTGTCCTCATAAACCATAGACCAACCGCATCCATATGCAGGTACGATTTCTACAAACTGCGGCATTTGATTGTCATCCTTAGGTCCATGACCACCACTCAGAAAATATGCACCACTTATTTCTGGGGTTGCATGTTTATATCGATCGCGTTCACGCTGGTAGACATCAAACCCTTTGCGCAGTTTTTCATTCTCTGCCTCCAGTTCCTTAATGCGGTCGGCTGCTTCTTTAGAGGCGGCTTCGATCTTATAGCTCATTTGATAATCCAATCCATATTCATCCAGTCTGTATCTTCTGGCATCATCTCAACTTTGTCGCCGTGAATTTGCTGAAGCTGATCCCAAATACCAGCATTGTTCATTCTCAGTGTGTACGACGATTTTGTAAAGTTGCAACAACGATATCGAGACCCACTAGAACCATAGAAGTAGTAGAATGCTTCGTCCTCTTCTACCTTTGTAATGCCACTGTTCATACGCCAACTGTCGCCATCTAAGTAACCGCCTGATGTTCCAACAAGAAGACGATAGTGAGGATCATCGCCTTTCATCTTGATAACTACCCAGTTGTCACATGTGTAATCACTCATACGTTTCTCCTGTTTCACGGAAGAAGTTTTCACTCCAAAATGCTTTGTCGTCAATCCATACATCATAGTTTTCTTTTTTGCCTACGCTGAGTTCATGATACTTTGCACCCCAACCATCTAATTGGTTCTTGGTTAGGTCGTAATAGTCAACGCCACTAACACAACCTCTTGCTGTCATGTATTTGATTGTGTGTCCTGCATCGTATAATGCATTTACTCGTGCAATGCGTTCTGGCATTGGAATATGATTTGCATAATCCTTCTTGCCACCACTGTCAGGTATGATTACTTCTTTACAAATAGTTCCGTCGATATCAATTACGTATTTCATTTATTTCCTCTTGTAGTTCTTTAACTTTTTTTTCCATTTCTAAAATGTACTCAGCTGCCTTCCAAGCATAATGCTCGGTACATCTAGTCTTCCATTCTTCGCCTGCTTGATTTTTTAATTTTATCACCCATTCGCTTTGTTCTATACGAGGTGTAATATCTGAGTAGACTTTATCTACTACATCATGTTCATTTACTTCTACTTCAAAACCGTGTGTATTGTGTTGCATAGTATCTTTCGTTGTAAATGGGTCCGTTCTGTTGCTAGGTGGAACCCATACCCCGCATACCTAATTAGGCTGCAATTGCCATTGCTGGCGCACGATTGTCATTTGCAATTGTGTATGTTGACCAATAACGCAGTCATCCGGTTAACTCCACTTCACTTTCACACCTGTCGATCCTAGTTCTGCCCCAGCAAAGATACACTATAGCTTTTTTCCCTAACGAACTAAGAACCCGGGGTAGTCTAGCGAGCCAGCCACGGCTGTTTTGTTAATAGTGTATCTATGGTGGAGCAGCGCGGTACTGCCCCGCGGTCCAGTATGTGTCTACGTTGCTTCAACGTCAACATATTATTTATAACATGCTTTTAAAAGCATGTCAACTATTAATTTACCAGCGTTGTTCTTTTATTCTTTTTGACGAACGTGTGGTTTTTACAGCGTTCATTATTCTTAGTAATTGATTTGATTTTTGGTTTGAGCCCCAACCATTTTTAGTGTCAAATGTTTTGGCATATTCACATTCTCGTGCAAATTGTTTTGCAATTATTTTCTCTAAGCAAAGTAAATCATCATCGCTTAGTGATGGTAGTCCGGTTTGTGCCATTGTGAAATCTCCTATTATATGCATCTTCAAAACCTTCTTCATAATCATATAACGGAGCCCCATTGCACCCGTCTACCCAAAGTCTTTTAAAGTAACTATCTGCTGATAACTTTGCAGTATCATCACTTTCGGCAATATGTCCTTTGACCATCCAAAATAATCTATATGCTTCTTTGTGCTCATTAACGGTCATATTGTATTTACATCTTTATAATATTAGAGCGCTAACATCATTGAAAATCTTGCAAAACAAAATGTCCATCTCTAGTACGTAAATCTAAATTAAACTTATGCTGTAAGTGAATTGCAAATTCGTTTGTAGCAAACGCAAAAACATATTTAGGAATGTAATTTCCTTTATCAATAAAGTCTTCCATTTCTTCCCAGTTGTCTTTTTGCGGATTACTTATTGCACAATTAGCAGTGCTTTCACAAACAAAAATTTCACTTACTCCAAATCTTTTATGAATCATTTATATACCTTTCAAAAAGTTCAACAAGTTGTAGATTTTTCATATCATCTTCTAGAAACAATTGTTTTGCTTTTGGGTCTGAATACTCTTGTACACCTAATCTCATTGCAATATCATCTTCGTTTATTGATTCTCCATACAGATCAGCAGCCCATACTTGACTAATTATAACCAAGTCTGCTGTTTGATCTCCTGATAGATCCCACTTTTTTGAATATTCAATAGCTACCTTTCTTGCATTAAAATAGGTAGTTGCTTTGTGTCCTAACTGTTCTAAATAATTATCATTCATGTATCTAATTTTTGTTGTTGTAATTCTTTTCTTCTTGCCACTATGAGTTTGCTCATATCTTGTAAGGCCATGCGAGCTCGTTGTGCTGCAATCTTCTTGCCGTACTTTTCAAAATCTTCAGTTTCTTTAATGTATGTTTGGAAAAGAGTCATAAACTCTTCGTGAAGTTCTGTCATTATGCACCATTAGCGTAGACATTAGTTGACCCAGATGAAATTTGATGTGTTTGGCTTGTGCCGTCACCATCGTAGTGATCGCCTATACGCCCAATTTCTAAGTTATTTGCGTAGACATTAGGCGAATAGGTATCTAAGGGCGGCGAGTGATTTGTAGCCGAAGCTACACAAGGATCTCCGTGTGGATGACTTGCCATAACATCGGTTTTACGAACTACTCCAATATTATTTGCAAAAACATTACCGCTACCAGCATTGCTTGATTGTGTTGTATCTGTATCCCAGTTCCACCTAATAGCTGTTCCAAATTCATCAAATGCACATGCAGTTCCTTTTGCACCATCGGTACAACTTACATTACTATTACCATCTTTTAAAGCTACTAACGGCATATTACACCATTTGAATTCCGCTAGTGCTTGCTACGTATTGCTTTGCCATACTCTCTTCTGTTTTACTTACAAACAAAATACCACTTTTATTCAATGGTATTTTACCTTTAGGATCAACAGTGAAGGCAAATGGACCTAACCCAATACCTTCTTGTGTAGCTTGTAGAGCTAATGGTTTTGTTACTGTGATAGTATTATCGTTTTCTTCTACAAAACGACCTACAATTTCTTCACCTGCGTTTGTTCTAATAGTAACTGTGTCATGCATTTTATAAGGTGTTTCAATAATCATAAAGTGTGTCCTGTTCCTGTATAGTTAGTATCTTCAATATATTTTACAAATTGTTCGTAGCCCCCAACAGATTTGCCGCTGACTGTGATTTGAGGAAATGTTCTTGCGTTTGGAAATGCCTCTAATACTTGATCTCTGTCAAAGTCTTTACCAAGCTCTTTGTATTCAAACGCATATTGCCTTTGTTCGCACAAGGCTTTTGCTTGTGTACAACTTGGACATGCAGGTTTGCCCCATATGGTTATCATAAACTGAATCCTTTTAGTGAGTCCTTGTCTACATCTTGTTTGATGCCACCAATAACATAACTTTCAACTTCTGTTTCTTGTGGAGCAACTTGCAATCCTGAGCTAGATAGCCAATGCTGTGTCCAAGGTAGCGGATTTGTGTTTACTGGCTGATCAAAGATAGCATTAAATCCTAATGCCTTCAGCCTACGGTTGGCAATGTATTCAACATATTGATTCAACAATGTTGTGTTTAAGCCTATCATTGATCCGTCTTTAAATAGATACTCTGCCCATGATTTTTCTTCTTCAACACTAGCACGCCACATGTTATAAACTTCTTCTTCGCACTCTTTTGCAATATTAACCATTTCTGGATCGTCTTTGCCTTGTGCCCACAACTTTAAAATGTGTGTGCTTAATGCTAGGTGTTGTGCTTCATCGCGAGCAATAAGACTAATAATCTTTGCTGAGCCTTCCATCATTTTCAATTCGCCAAATGCAAACGTACACGCAAAACTTACGTAAAAACGCAAGCCTTCAAGAATATTAACATTCATCATTGCTAGGTATAGTTTCTTTTTCACATCACGAAGTGAACCTTTACCATGATGGAACCAATTGTCTGCCGCATCATTGAATGCATCGTAGTTTTTTGTAACGCTAACGGCACGTTCAATAATTCTCTCGTCGTCTAGAATTGTATCAAAAACTTCACTTGGATCTGCATATATATTTTTCATAATGTGTGTATAAGAACGTGAGTGAATTGTTTCAAAAAAGTCCCAAGTAACAATAGAACCTTCAAGTTCAGGAATAGATACGTGTGGCAAAAATGCTAAACACGGGCCACGCCCTTGTACACTATCTAGTAATGTTTGATACTTTAGATTAGCAGTAAAAATATGTTTCTGCTCTGGACGGAAGTTTGCATAATCAGAACGATCTTTTTGTAAACTTACTTCTTCTGGACGCCAAAAGTAACCCAGCATTGTTTGATTTAGTTTATCAAACACAGGAAACTTGAATACATCGTATCGCTGTGTGTTTTGTTCTGCACCAAAAAACATATGCTCTTTGGTAAAGTCTACTTTTTCTCTATTAAATACTGTTTTACTCATTGTGTGTCCTCTTTGTGTTTCTAAATTATAATTGGATCTGGCCCGTTTGTCAAGTTTAAATTGCACATGCTTCGCAAAATTCATCGTCTTCATCTGTTGCCAATGTTGCAGGTTGCACTTCTGGCTGATTGTCATGCCAGCCTATTGAATGTGCTGGTTCGTCCATGTCGCTTGGATCTTCTTTGTAATCATATGTGTTTTGATAGTAAGAAGTTTTCCAACCTAGTTTATATGTCATTAGTAAGTCTTGAATCATAACACTCATAGGAACTTCATTGTCTGGGTATTGTGTTGGATTATATGACCAGTTGCCACTAATTGCTTGATCAAAGAACTTTTGCATAACCGCTACAGTGTTGATATACCCTTCATTGCTTGGCATTTCCCATAACAGTGTGTAGTATTGCTTTAACGAAGTATATTGTGGAACAATCTGCTTAAGAGGCCCTTTCTTTGACTTCTTAACGGACAGGTAGCCTCTAGGTGGTTCAATTCCGTTAGTTGCGTTCGACACAACGGAACTGCTCTCCGAAGGCATTTGTGCGGACAAAGTGCTGTGCCTAAGTCCGAATTCCAATATGTCTTTCCTAAGAGATGCCCAATCATAGTTTAACTTGTTCTCCACAATTGCGTCGACATCCGTCTTATAGGTATCAATTGGAAGAATACCGTCACTGTATTTAGTACGGTCAAAGTAGTCGCAAGCACCTCGCTCCTGCGCTAATTTGTTGCTGGCTTTGAGTAGATAATATTGAAATGCTTCAGATAAATCATGTACTAATTGCCACGCTTCTTTGTTTGCATAGTTTACTTTGTTCTTTGCTAAGAAGTGTGCTAGTCCAATATAACCTACACCTAAACTACGTCTTGCTTTTGTGCTAATTTCTGCTGCCTTGATTGGATAGCGTTGGTAATCAATAATTTCTTCTAATGCTCTTACTGCTAATTCGCATAGTTCTTCTAAGTCATCTAATGACTTGATTGTACCTACGTTAATAGCACTAAGGATACACAATGCAATTTCACCTTCTGGATCATCGATGTGATTAAGTGGCTTTGTAGGTAATGTAATCTCTTGGCACAAGTTACTCATGTATACTGTGTCTTTGAACGAACTATGTGTATTAGCATGATCAACATTCATAATATAAATGCGGCCTGTTTCTGCACGTTCTTTAATTAATGCACTAAACAATTCCATTGCTGGTATTTTTTGTTTTTTAATGCTTGTTGCACGTTCATACTTCTCATATAACTCTTGGAATTTTTCTTGATCGCTGTAAAACGCTTCATATAGTCCAGGTACATCATGTGGTGAAAATAATGTTATTTCGCCATCGCTTAACAAACGCTCGTACATTAACTTGTTCAATTGAATTGAATAGTCTAGTTTGCGTACACGATTGTCTTCTGTGCCTTTGTTGTTTTTTAACACAAGGATGTCTTCAATTTCTTGATGCCAAAACGGGAAGTGTACAGTTGCACTACCTCCACGTACACCATTTTGTGTACAACAACGTACAGTTGATTCAAACTTCTTTAGGAATGGGATGATTCCTGTGTGCGCAACTTCGCCTCCTCGAATTTTTGAATTAACTCCTCTGATGCGCCCTGCGTTAATACCGATGCCAGCTCTCTGCGCTGTGTAACGTCCAATAGACATATCACTGGCAAAAATGGAATCAAGCGTGTCATCCGAATCAACGAGGACACAGGAGGCAAACTGCCTGACTGGAGTGCGCACCCCTGCCATGACTGGTGTTGGGATATTGATTTTAAAAAGTGAGGTCGCATCGTAATATCTCCTTACATAGTGCATACGTGTTTCTTTTGGATATTGTGCAAATAGAGTTGCAGCAATCATCATATACATGAACTGAGGAGTCTCGAATATTTCATTTGTAGAACGATCCTGACATAGATATTTGTCTACTACTTGACGCAGTCCTGCATAGGTAAAGTTTTCATCACGTTTGTGATGAATGTAGGAATCAAGTTTTGAAAGTTCCTCGTCTGTATACCAATCAAGAATTTCATTATCGTATACTCCACGCTTGACATTTACATCAATCATTTCGCGTAATGTAATACTTTCGTAGCGCCCAAACACTTGTTTATTCAAGCCATAGCTAAGAAGCCTTGCTGCTGCATATTGGTAGTTCGGGCCATCTAATGAAATTAAATCATTTGCGCTGCGTACTAGTATTTCTTGGATGTCAGAAGTTGCCATGCCATCATAAAATTGTAAGTTAGCATTCATTTCAATTTGGCTACTACTAACGCCGGCCAACCCTTTACAGGCTTCTTCAACAACAAAATGTATTTTATCAATGTTGAGAGGTGATCTAGTACCGTCACGCTTGACGATCATTGTTCCATTAGACATATTTTCTCCTATTTTATTCTTTTTTGGTCTACTATTTAGTTAGTTAAGTCTTGGCATCTTAACGATAGATTGCGAGTCTGTGAAACTCTTTTGATTGGTTAATTCATATGTATCATTATACGATGTAAGCATATCGTTGTCAATCTTTATTTGATAAACTAAGTCATGATTTTCTGAATCTATACTGATATGTATCTCAAAATCTCTGGTGGAAAAACGATCAGTTAACTGTAATGTGTAACATATTCCTAAAACTTTTAAAAATCTACAGTACACATTTTCTTCAATTAACATCCAAGGATCTGGCCAAGATTTGTTGTTGTACGGATCAACTGCCATGCTGGAAGTAGGAAGTTTATCGAAAAACTCAACTGTTTGATTAATTGGATCTTTGCTTTTTTCTAGTTGTTTTCTAAGATCTTGCCAGGTTTTTAAACGTCCGTAATAGTCCTTTGTAACCATTATCTACTTTGTGTAATCATAAATGTAAATCTGTCTGAATTAATAACTGGATATAAATTTCTTACTGTAACTGTAATGTCGCCATTTTGTGGGTTAACGTTGTCAGTAAAGCCTGCGTTGAATACAACAGCATTTCCGTCTACTGGATCTTCACCGTTAATGGTATAGTCGTGGTTGAATAGACATTGTGTTCCTACATTATATATTACTTCTATAGTTCCTCTGCGCAACACTTCGCCGCCGCCGGTTGAAGCATTATACCAATAATCAATTTTATATACACCTTTGTCACCGTCCACAGGCAACGATATGAAGCCAACCTCTTCTTGTTGTACGCCCATTGTAGTGCTAATAGGATAAGCATTTTGAAAATATCTATTACCTTTTACTGTAGGCACATGATTTGAAGAAATGTATAAAGGATCAATTGTAAGCTGTTCAAGTCTTTCAAAATAATCGTTTTTACTAATATTGGTTATACTACCAAAATCAATGATCGCGTAGGCTGCTGATGCAGCATTACCGCCGTTGTTTCCTACACTTTCAAATCTATTGTTGTCACTGATATTGTAAACACCATTTGGTATTGAAATGCCTTCATGCAATAGATTTTGGAAAAGAGATTGTGTAATAGTATTTTTTGATGGACCAGTAGCTTCACCTACTGCACCTAAAGTAGTGTTTATACCAAACGCAAATCCTCTATGACCGTTTTCCATTATACAGCCGGAAAACATATTTTCTATAATATCGTAGTCTGAATAGAATCCGTTGACAAAATTACTAGTGTGAATATGATGGAAATGGTTTCTGTCGCAAGTTACCAGCGAACTAGCTGATGTTAATTTTATTGCGTGATAATCTGTACTTGCACCAAAACTGTTATCCCAATTTCCGTTTATCTCTAGATTTTCAAAGCTACTATCTTTAGTGCTTTGTAATAATATAACACCGCCTTGCGCTTCGCTATACAATGTCATTTCTGATATTTCAATATGTCTTGGTTGATTTTCTGTTGTAGCAGTTGCATTACCTTGGTAATCGCCAGGAATACTATCTTCGTTTACGGTTGTAAAGATTCCAGTATCAATACCTGTAATTTTTGTTTTACCAATTCCTGCGCCAATAATGGTTGCAAATGGTGGAACTTTAATACTATCACTAACTATATATTCACCTGCTGGAATATACAATGTAGTCCTTGCTTCTAAATTTCCTTTACGTGTATCTTTTAAATATAATTCGTCTAATGCTCGTTGAAATTCTTCTGTAACATCACTACCTACTCCGTTAATATCTGGTCGTTTTGATTCAGGAAGAAAACTAAAAAGACTCACTCGTTCATTTAAGCGGTCTTCAATAGTTCTTTCAATGGGTGTACCAACGCTTGAACTAGTTTGAATATCGCCTCTGTTATAAGCATATTGGGCAGCTAATAATAGTAAATCATCTTTTACAGTTAAAATTTTAGTGTTACCTACAGCAGGCGCACCTTCACTTACTGCACCATTACCAATGAACAACTCTTGGGTATCAATTGCCCAACCAATTTCACCACTAGCTAGTTGTGGTAGGCCTGTGCCTTCAAGTTTACGTCCTCTACGATGTTGTATGCGTGAAATCTGTACGACAGCCATGCTTTACTCCTAATACAATATTATTAGTATTTAGCCATTCTTTTCGTAATACTGGCGGCACCTGTTCCACCATTCTTGTTCCCACTCTGCAAACTCGTCTGGCCATAGATCAAACTGCTGATACTGTAGATCTCGTGAACACATAAAGATATGTCCTTCTTTGATATCAGTGCCGTGTACTTCGTTATGGGCAATGGCATAGGCAGTAAGTTGTAGGTAATAGTCCTCTACCCATTCAGGTTTCTTGGGTTTGTTAGTTTGTTTAAAATCAAGAATTGCAGGGTTACCTTTGTATTGTCCTACAAGGTCAGTTGTACCTGCATAGATACCAGGAACATAAAGCGGAACTTCGCTACCCCATATCTCATCTACATCACGCATTGCTTCATCACGTATAACACATGCCATCTGATATGCTTGTTGTGCATATGGATTGCTACCTGCTGATTCAGTCCATACACCATTGTCTACATAATCTTCGAGATACTTGTGCATACGTGTGCCAACGCCGCTGGCTTCAGTAACAATCTCTTGTGCTTTCTTTTCACCTACACGTTTCTTCCAAGCAATGAGATGACTCATGTCTTTGGTTCCACTAAGGATTGTTGTCACACTTGCTACAGGTGGACCACCGGGTGCAGCGTACCTGCGCTTGCCGCCAACTTCAACTCTTTTTAACTTTTCATACTTGTATTTTTCAATTATCAAAGTCATCAACTATCTCGTCAAAGTCAACTGTATTCCATGGCTGCATCATACCAGGGCTATAAAACGGATCTACATTACTAAACCCATGTTCTGCATCAACACTTTGCACTTCTGGTACAAAGTGTTTAATCATATTTTCTACACCTAACTTTAGTGTCATTTGCGATCCTGCACATCCACTACAAGCACCTTGTAGTTCAATAAGCAAGTGCCCATTGTTATAGCTTAAAAATTCAATATTACCGCCGTGGCCTGCAACGCCTGGTTTCACATGTGATTCAATTAGTTCTTTAATTTCTGTAATAATTTCTTCGTCGGGTCTAGACATAAAATCTCCTTTATTCCTAGTAGTATACATGATAAGTTATTGTTTGTCAATCAAGTTAAACAGTGCAGGTAATATATGCTTTTTATGTTTTACATTGATGTTTATATGTTTTTTTCCAGTATTAAATTCTGAGTTCCATTCAAACCCACACGCACTTGTAATATAAAGATTACCATGCTTTTGTACAATATTTTTTAGAAAGTAACCTTGTGCTTTCTTATTATATTCATCTTCATTATGCTGTCCACTGTAGTCTTTCTGTCCTTGTACATTTATCATCCAGATATTGCTATTAAATATATTTGTTAAGGCAGGCGATTCAACTGGTTTAGAATCTTCAATAAAAGGTATTTGTTTCAACACTTCGCCGCTTGATGCTACTACAAAAATGCTAGGAACATATCTTACTCCAGTAAGAAACAAAATCAATGCACGTTTCTTACCAGGATGTATACAAATTTGTCTACCAAGCAATGCAACTGTAATAGGGTTAGAAAAATTATGTCGTAAACTATACAAATAGGATAATTTTGAAATACTTACTATATTTAATTTACTAACAATAGCATCGTGTAATCGATCTAGTTCTTTGCGTAAAAAATGATTATGTAGGTCTGCTTCACCTTGTGTAATTTTAAACATTAAAGATCAGATAAATCAGTAGCGGCTTTTGCCATACTTCCTACTTTGTCTCCGCCAGCATTTCCTACAGCAGGCAAATCATCTGCGGCACTGTCTTTGAGATCAATTTTATCTTGGTCAAAGTTTACAACAATGTCTTTGATTCTTTGGTCGCTATCATATGCTGCCTTGAATGTATCAAATGTAAATTGAGATGATTCAGCATTGGCCATTAATTTATCAAGTTTAGGAAATGATAAACTTCCTACACCCTTGTTTTTTACAAGGCGTAATACTTGATATAATTTATCTGTATTAACGGACTCAATTATTTTTTTTTTGAAAGTGTCTTTGCTAAACGACGAGAGTCAACACTTTCACGCTGTTCACGTCCTAGTGGCTCTTCTCCGCCTGCTGCTGGTGCTGCTGCATCAAGAGGCATGTCTAATGCTGGATCACCTTCCATATCAACAGTTGGTTCCATATCACCGCCCATATCATCTGGCGCACCCATTGGTGCTGGCATCTCACCTTCGCCTGTTAGTAAACCAACAGCGCCGCTTAGAGCTCCACGAGTCACTTCCATTGCTTTGTACATTTCTTCTAGGCTAGGTTTTACACCTTGGACAAATGCTTCTGATTTTTCTGAACCCATTTCGTCACGGATAGCATCTGCTAGTTCTAGCATTGATTCAGTTTGCATTTCAGCTGTGTCTTCCATCCAGTTAGTAACACGATCAACCATATCTTTAGCTGCCATAACAATCTCAGCTTGGTCTTCGGCACCTTCACGAACAACAGATTCATTTTTCTTTAGGAAGGCTGGCTTATCATCTGACTTATCGTCTGGTGTG